CCCATTGCAGTAGATAAGTTCTGTACAGCATCGTAAGGTGTAGTGTTAGTAGTGAATGCACCATTAAGAGAGAACCTAGTACCACCTGACAGATCAGGGTAGCTTAGATGGTCACAGACATTAGCTGCTATAGTAACAAGGTCATCATCTACACTTTCAATATCCTCACTGATACCATAGTTATAGATAGTTGTATTATCTCCACCCTTACCTGACGTAATGTAATCTCTTAAGCATAGGGCAGGATTGTCAGACCAAGTTGTAGTGCTTGTACGAGGATCGTAGACCTTCTTACCTTTGACTATAGCTGTGACTTCTGGAACACCGTTAGGGAATGCATTAGAATCAAATTCCAACACAACATAGAGGTAGGCTGTAGCTAATAACTTACAATCTGTGGTCCACTTTGCAGGAATGTCAATAAAATCTACATCTGAGGATGTAACGGCGGTCTGCGTAGTTGTACCTAGCTTCTTAACTATTTTAACTTTACCTGCATACTTAGCTGGGGCCGTAACATTATTACCACTTAGAGTAAGAACTTCATCATTAAAATAAATAGTTTCAAATTCTTCTACTTCATGTCCAGCAAAAGCTAATACAGTGTGTAAGTATTTATTGTTATATGTAGTTCCTTGGAAGACTATACCACCAGCTATCCTAGTTTTACCATAGATAATCTGATGAGGCATAGTTGAGCCTCTTTGAGTTATTAGATAACCTTGATCGCCCCCTCTAAGTTCTGGTTTTGGTAACAGTGCCTTGGTTAATACAGATGCCCCCAGAGAGGCTGCATAAGACGTACCTGCAGCACTAGCAGACAAAGCTAGAGAACCCGCTGTTGTACCCCCGTCAGGTAAAGGTATACCGTAGTAATATGCAACAGCAAAGGTAACTGCTGCTGTAACAGCGGCCCCAAGTTGAGACTCTCGGTCTAATAAATCAAACTTACGAAAATCAATATCTAAAGCCATTAGCTTTCAGAACTCCTACCCCAAGCAAGTCTCTGGTCTTGCATACTAGCTACAAAATCAAACCCAGCATCTGTACTTGCACCAACTATATCCCTAGATCTTTGGTACTCAGCAGTATACCTAGCAACCCTAGCTCTCTCTAAGTCAATTAGTTTATTCTCAACCTTAACTTGGATAGTACCTGTATCAGCACCTTCAGCTATATTCATCTGATCCATGTAACCACAGAATATCTCAGTTAGACCAGAGTTTAGGTCTTCCAGAAATATTTTAGATCCATCTTCTAACAACAAGAAAGATGAGTCCTCTTTTAATATCTTGTCTGAAGCAACTTCAAATAAACCAAAGTATATCTTACAGGTTCTACCTTGATATGGAGTACTGAGAGCTAGGGCTAATACCTCAGAGGGCATACCTGTAATAGTAATATCTGCACCTCTAGCAGCAGTCTCTGTAGTTTCTTCCACAGCAGATATACCTAGTAGAGTACCAGCACCTGCCCAATCCTGTCCATTAAACGTAAGGGTTCCTACCCCTGTCCATAGACGCAAGATATTGTTGTTATCGAAATTCATTTCAACAGCAAAGAAAGGGTTAATAACACTGTTGTCTAAAGAGTTAGTTATTACTGAAGGTAAAGTACGGGACATTACTGTAGTGCCTCTATTGCATCAAAAGATATACCGTAAAAACTGGCGTTGTCTATAGTCCAAGAAGTAGTACTCTGCCCAAGTCTAAAGACACCTTTAGGGTTGTTGTAAATTACAGTTTCACCTGAGTATGTACTCCTTAGTTTAGGCCAGATCTCTAAGTCAACGTCTGTACCAGCCGCCCTATCGACTAGTACTTGGTGCAACCTAGCAGCAGAACCTGTGCCTAGCTGAATGTAATCACCCGCTAATAGAGTTCCTGTAAGAGTGATTTGTACTGTATCTTTACCCGCATCTCCTGTCAGAGTAGGCGTACCACTCACTGTACCTCTAGGTGTAGCATAGTCAGGGTCACCCAGTAGAAACGTGCCTACAGAACCCTTAAGGGCTATAAGCATAGCTTTCCAGTCAGCAGCTAGATCCCTACGCACTGAGGGAATACTGACTGAAGCACTCCAAATTTGACCCTGATGGGAAATAACCTGTTGCTTATATGTAAAGGGGGACTGAGAGACAGCTACAGCATTCATGGCACGTAGTTCAATACTCTCTATGCCAATAGTTGTAGGTGTATTAAGAGGGTAACTTATAGCCATGATTTATCCAAATGCTGATTTCATTGCACCACCTCTACGTCTTTGGTTCATAACTGCACCTACGGACTGATTGATGATAGCTGGTGAGGCTTGTGCTATTGTCTGAGTAATAAGTCTCTTAGTATCGTCTGATGTATTAGCTGAGATATTGAATACTTGGTTTACTACTGTACCTCCACCAGCACCCTGACCCTTAGTGTGGTCTATGACAGTCTCTTTAGGGTGTAGCATAGCCATAAAGCCACCCTTACCATCTAAGCCACCCGATCTTGGGCCTGACCCTGTGTATCCACCACCGTCTGCACTAGGTAAGTTTGGACCTTGTACTGGCCCAGCAATAGCCCCTTTGATAGCTCCTCCTATGGACTCTACTAGCTCCTCAACTACAAGTATTCTGTAAAGCTGTTGTATGATATCGGAAGCCATAGATCTGAAGGCATCTTTAGCTGATGTAGTACCGTCAACTAAAGCCATAAAGAAGTCATCGAAGGGTGCAGCTAATTGTTTAGCTTGATCATCAATACGATCTAACTCATCTTGTTGAGCTTTTAGAGCTTCGTTCTGCTTTCTTATGTACTCTGTAAGCTCTATAGCTGAATCTATTTGCTCAGGAGTGTAATTACTATAAGAATCTCCTAGGGCTTTCATAACTGCAGCTCTATCTTGCTCTACACCTAGAAGACTCTCTTGTAACGTAAGGCTCTTCATAAGCTCTTGCAGAGGATCTTTAGGAGCTTTACGAGGTTTAGGAGGGGCTTTACCCTTAGTAGCTTTATCGGGAGCAGCCATTCTACCTTCGACATAAGCTGACATGTTTAGGTGATACTGATACTCTTCATCTGTCATACCTAAGATAGCTTTGTTACCTATCTTGGCTTGTCTTTTGAGTATTCTCTCTTGTTCTTTTAACTCTGCAGTTAGTTTTTGTTCTTCTACTAACTGAGCAACCCTTGTGGATATTATATCTTCTGCATTTTCTGAGTGTAGAAGCTGTAGACCTAGTTTAGCTTTTAGGTCTTTTATAGCTTGTTCGTCTATAAGCTTCTGTATCTCTTTTTCGTTTAGTAACCCAGAAGCTCTTTCTCTTAGTATAGCAAGCTTATCTTCTTCATTAGCTATAGCTATAGAAGCTTTGATAGCAGCATCTGCACCAGCGTCATCTAATTCTTTTTCAGCGTCTAAGAACTTTTGTTTAAGCTCTAGCTGCTCTTCAAGGAACTTCTTACGCTTCTCTTCTTTTTCCTTTAGAGCATCAGCTTGATCTTTAAGCTTCTTGTATATCTCATTCTGCTTCTCTAGCTGCTCTACTCTCTGCTTATCACTCTTTACAAGTTGGAACCCTAGTATCTTAAGTCCGTTAGCTCTTATTCTTTGAAGACCAGACCTGTTGTCCTTTTCTTGAGAAGACAAGTACTCGTTAGCGGTTTGTAAGGCTTTCTGATACTGTAAGGCTTGCTTACCTATAGCTTCATTCTGATCGTCTATACCTCTTGTCAGCTTAAAGATTTCCATATGTTGGTTCTTTATAGCGTCAGTCATAGTTTTGGTGGCAGGGGCAAAACTGTTGGATAAGTCCTGCATACCTGTCATAGACTTCTTAGCTTTGGAAGCTGCTATTGCAATCATACCAAAAGCAGTTGCTGCAGCAACAAAGGCACCCACTACAGCACCTGCAGGACCAAAGATACCGGCTAACTGAGAACCCTGTTGACCTAGGGCTACAAGAACAGATTGTCCAGATTGTACCTGAACTATAAAGTCACCTACCTGATAACCTGCCTGTTGGAAACCTACAGACATGTTCCTTTTAAACTTTTGTATTGACTTATACGTGTCTACGTTAAACCTAGCAAACTGGTTTCCCCCAGTAGCCACACCCGCAGTAAACTGCTGATACTCTTTTGTGAGCTGTGCTAAAGCTGCTTTTGCCTCTTTATCGGATAGTATCTTTTGTTTCTGAGCAGTTTTAATCTCTAGGACTTGTTTCTTATAACTAGCAAGAGCTACCCTAGCAGGAGCGTAAGCTTTTACTAACTTAGCTGTACGTTTGGCATCTTCTTCTAAAAGCTTTATACGTTTCTTTTCTTGATCTATTAAGATTTTATCCGTAAGTATCTTTTCTTTAGACTTACGCATTTCCTCGTCTAAAGCTCGTGTAGCTTGACCTCTTGAGATAATCTCATCTTTTACAGCTGTGTTAAGCTTTTTCTTTACAGCTTCCAGTCTTCTTGTTTCATCTACCAAACGTTTATTTTTAGCTGCTACAGCACTGTAGTCCGCAGCCAATCTTCTTGACACTTCACCAGCCCGCATAAACTCATTAGCAGCAGCCTTTAGCTCTTTCTTACCTCTGACCTCTATGTCTAGTATTATGTCAGCCATTCTGTGTCCTTATGAAAACTGTGTCTAAGAGTTTGATTGCTTCTACATCTCTAGAGGAGACACAGGAATTAGTTAGCTCTACCCAAGCTTTTATATCGGTGTATGTAAGAGGATTAGGTCCATTGTAACCGTTAGTTCTAGCTGAACTTAACGCAATAAAGGCAGACCATATGTGAGATACCAACGTGGGAAAGGGAGGGCTTTCTAATTCCTTTGGTGTCTTACCGGTCTGCCTTTGTACTTGTTGCAAGTGTTCTCTTTGGGAAGTGCCATTCTTGTCGGACTTACTGAGAGTGAAGCTATGTTCTGCATACCCAATAAGCTCTTCAATCAGGCCCCTGTAAAATCCAAGCTCTCAGAGAGCGCCTCCTCGATTTGACTTCTTAGCCAGAAGACCTCAGAGTAAACTTCCTTAGCTTTAGCAGAGGTTAGTTTCGGCTTCTCACCACCGTAGGTAATATCCCAACCTTTGGTAACCTTACCTAAAAGATCTATGGTGTCCGTCTCTAACTCTGCAGAGGTATATTTATTATTGGAAGTCTTTTGTAGCTTTGCAATTCTTCGATCTTGCTGATCGTGTACAGCTCCACGATACTCTTTAGAGTGTTGAGCATGTACCGTAACAGTCATCTCGCTGCCATCATCATTAGTCAGTGGCTCAAGAGTGTTAGGGTGTCTTAAGATTACTTCAATAGTATCTGACTTAGGTTTTAAATCCATCAAGTCCATGTCGAGTTCCTTTCGGGTAAAAGTTGTCGGGTTGATTAATTAAAGGGGGAGCATTAGACCCGACACCAACACTCCCCCGCCCTAGCTAGGGATTCTTATGCAGAGCGAGTAATAACTAAATTACTTGCATCTGTTGTGTTGTGAAGTGCTACGAATGACATAGTGATAACACGGCTAGTTGGGCCGTCTACACCTACATCTGCACTATTGATCTTAGCCCGTGGGAATGCGAACTTCATGGTGTTGCTACCGTCACCCACAGTTACCTCAAGCTCAGTCTCAGTCTCGTTCAAGAATCGGTTGATCAAGGCCGCATCCTCAAAGTAAGCTGATAGAGTGCCTTCGACTTCTGCACGACCAACTTCTAACTGTGGCGCAGTGTCACTACCAATTACGAAGGTAGGTGCGAATGAGTTAGTCAGAGTGAAGTCCATACCAGTTACAATAGCTGATGTGGAGGGTGTACCATCTACGTTACCGATAGCTAATGTACCAGAATAAGCATCAAAAGGGGCAGATCCTGAGTTTGCAGTTTGTGTCTTCTCGGCTGTCTGTGCAGGAACACTCATGTCTTTACCAACCATACCGTAGGTAGCTGTTACCATCTGGTTAGGGGCAAGAGAGATACCCATAGTAGAAACTGCCATACCTGTAAACAAAAGAGATTGATCTATGTCAGCAGCGTAATCTTCAATAGAGAAGAACTTAGGTGTTGTACCAACTTTAAGGACGTTAGATGAAAACGTATTCAACATAGCTGATTCTAGGAAGACATCGAAGTCAGCATCACGTAAGTCAGCCACAATTTCACCAGCAGCTTGTCGGTTACCATGACGATCATGTCTAGGCATACGGTCAGCTTGAATGTCAGTACCAGCTACACGATCTTTAGCTAAGTTCAAAGAGTGTGTGCTGAAGGGTAAATTTATGAAGTTACCAGAGGGAGTCGTACCAAATGTGCTTTCCACAATGTACGATAGACTGGAACGAGAACCTTGTGCGAAGGCCATGTTGTATTCTCCTAATTGTTATAACAGTACCATCCGATACTTACCGGAACATAGTACCAAGGTGTGTCTAGTAAACCTTGCCTTCTTTCGGCGTAGTCAACAGATACAGTGATTGAGTTGTGAGTTATGTGAGTGGTAGCTTCAAAAGCTTCTATTAGAGTATTGGCAAAGGCATCTGCTGTAGCAGGGCCATTACCCTCTGGACAATATACTTGGAGCCTAAAGACGCCTTCGTATCTTTGTTGAGGGTTAAGCCCTCGGACTGCGGGTCTACGAGATGTCGGTATAAAGTTAGTCTTTATGTAGCTTGTACCTGTGGTAGGTTCAAAGGATACATTCTCATAAGCTATTTGTGTAGGTATATTAGCTGTATTAGACAGCTTGATCTCAAGAGCAGCTCTTATGTCATCGTGAATACTAGCCATTACCTTAATACACTCCTAAGAACCTCAAAAGTTGCATACCTGTTTTCTACTTTATTAGCGTGGGGCGCTCTGTTAACAAAAGTAGCTCCTTCTAAGGTGTCTATAGACTCCAGTTGACCGTAAAGCCTACTTGTCATCTCATTTAAAGCAGAGTTAGGGTCTATGCCCCTCTCTTTTCTACTAGAGCTTATGGCAGGTCCAGAGCTATCCCCTCTTCGGTTAAGTGTCATTGACTTGGCATATGCACCAGTGTCTACAGGTACTACAGAGTTGTCATCTAAAGTGTCTATAGCTCTTTCTATCTTACGAACTAAAAGCTCTTGGGCAAACTGCGTGACTCTTTTAGATTTCTTAGTAAGTCTAGGGCTAACAGTAACTTGCATTATTCCCTCACATCACATAAAAAGCAAATCTTAACACCGTTAGAGAAGATAGTAACAACAGATACAATACTAACTATGTCTCCGCTACCGACTATCTGATCTTCGTCATCAGGCTCTACTGTTAACCCTAGGGCAGGTATAACACACTTACGATTACTTCTTCTAACTTGGTCAAAGTCTGCTATGATACCTTGGTCGTAGTTATAGAAGTAACCATTAAAAGTATGGTCTGTAGTAGATGATCCAGATACTGTACCTGTGGTAGGGTTATATGTACCTGCATTAGATACCTTACGAAGAGTAAGGGGTTCACCAAACTCATCCACCATCTTAAGAAGGTTATAACCTCTTGAGAATGCCATAGCCTATTCCTTATTTAAAGTCGTAGTCTGAGCCACTGTATCCAGGGGGGTTTCTAAACCTGTCTCTTCTAAACGAAGGTGTAATGCGATCTGTGTTTTGCCTTACATTGTCTACATTTGCAATACCTATACCCCCAGCTTTTACACCTACAACTGCACCAGCTTTCTTACCTTGATGTTCTAAGTTTTCAGCTAGGTTAATATAGTGTGCTTGTAAGTCGCTATAGTTAGCACTAAGGGCACCAGATAGATCTTGTGTAATTCTACGAGAGTATTGTGCAGCTATGGTTCTGGCAGACCAAGATGCAGCTCTGTAGACGTTGTTACCAGTTTGAGCTAATCCAAAAATAACCTCTTCATTAGAAGTCTGTTGATCATTTTGATCAGTATCTCCTAAGAGAAGACGTACAGCATTTAAGCGACCAGAAGCTGTAGCAATATCCAAGTCAGTTTCGTCATAGCTCCAAGCCATTATTAGGTCTCCATGTGTCCGTAATTCCTACGCCAGCTACGAATAAGCCCACGTTGTTTATCGGGTATTTTAGAGAGTTTACATTTACTCTTATCGTAGTCTGTCTTACTCTTGGTTTTAGACTTAACTTTTTCGTTAATACTGTTTACAAGAAGTGTCAAACCCTCAGAGTCAAGTTGTTCAAGACCGTCACCTACTTTAGCTTTTGTTTCTAAAGTGGCGTCATGCCTTAACCTACCCTCTCTATAGAGTATCTTTACTAACTCTTTATCTAGCCCTATCTCTTTCCACTTAAGCTCATCACCAGCGTTATAAGTTCGGCCTTGTGCTTTCATGGTTAAGGTTACAAAGAGGGGTCTGTCGTACTGCATAGGTTCGTTAAGGAGCATCGGGTAATCCTTTAATTAAGGGAGGTGAGGGCCACTACAGCCCCCAC